CAACTGGTAGACAACCAATAGCACCATCAACTGGTAGACAACCAATAGCACCATCAACAGTGCCATCAACTGGTAGACAACCAATAGCACCATCAACTGGTAGACAACCAATAGCACCATCAACTGGTAGACAACCAATAGCACCATCAACTGGTAGACAACCAATAGCACCATCAACAGTGCCATCAACTGGTAGACAACCAATAGCACCATCAACTGGTAGACAACCAATAGCACCATCAACTGGTAGACAACCAATAGCACCATCAACTGGTAGACAACCAACTAAACAAAAAATAATCGACAGCACAAATAAATGCGATTATGATCAAACTCAACAAACATACAAAAAAGGAGATAATGTAAAATTTCCGTCTAGTTTATCTGGAGAAAATGGATACATAGGAAGAGATTTTATTTGTTATAGACATAAAGTTGGCGATCAAAAATTCGTATCAAAACATAGTGGTTGTATGGTATGCGATGTTACTGAAAATGGAACTATTGATAAAAAAACAAATACAAATATTAAATCAACGTGCGTATATGGTTCAGATGAAGATGTATTAATGAACGATAATGTGTGGTCTAAAAAAAGATGTATAGAAACATGTGGTCTGAAAAAAGATGAATAGAAACACGTAGTCTGAAAAAAGATGAATATAAACATGTGGTCTAAAATAAAATATATTGTGTGTATTATATTATTAATGAATAAAGAAGACATCGGATACATTAAGAAAGATATATGCATGACGAATAACATTGACGTTATTAAAGTTTTAATTGAAGAAGGTATAGATATAAATAACTGGGGAATATGCGGTCATACACCTGTACATTATCATTCAAAAGAAGGAAATTTAGAAATTGTGAAGTATTTGTTAATTAATGGAAGTGATCCGCATAAAAAAAATATATATGGAGAAAATGCTTCTATTACAGGATGCGTTAAAAAATAATCAACATGTCATATTGAATTGTTTAATTACATAATAATTGTGTCATTATTTTATATTTTATTTTGTTCATTATTAGTATAAATAATGGAGTTAATTGGTGGTTTATCATATTTGGGTAATCATTTGAATAAAAGAAAAGAGAAAGAAACGCTCGATAATTCAAATTTAGACCTTGAAAAAAACTGTAATAATTCAAATTTAGATGTAGAAAATATATATGACAGACAATTTTTTAAAAAAGCTGACGGATTTTATGAAAAAACAGCAAAAGAGCGAACAACTCAAAGTAACAATCCAAAAAAAACAGGAGTTGTTCCAAAACATTATAATATTAAACAAAAAAATAAAAAACCAAAAATGAATTACGAATTGTTTGAAGGATCGCAATCTGATTCTGAATTTTCTGATGATGCGTCAATGCAAAGTGGATCTTATTCAAACAATAGCGGAAATGGAAAAAATGGAATGGAAGATTTACTTGATAAAACGGCAAGAATGATGAATAATAAAAAACATACAAAAAAAATAACTGGAAAGGAAAATAATTGCGGCGGGTTTGCTGAAATGTTTGCCCCTTTAAAATATAACAATTCTGGTTTTGATCCAGATTCAGTTAATGCGTCTCTTGACGATAATGCAGGTGCTGTAAATAGAGCTGAAAATGATAGAAATTTATCAATAAATAAAGATTTTACTAATTTTGGTGAATCATGTGATATGACATATGGAATGACCAGTCCGGAACATTTTATGACGGATGACATGGTTCCATTTACAAAAAAATCGCACGGAGGAGTATCTCAAGATCATATTAATGGATTGAGTCAACGAAAAATGGAATTATTTTCTGGGTCAAAAAATCAAGCTGATTGGAATAAAAAAAAAGAAGCTGGTCAATTTTTTAGTCCGACGTTAAGTATGACAAACACGCACGGTGATCCTGTAAGAGATTTCAGAGGTCGATATACCCCAGGAAGAGAAAGACGTAATGAATTACCGTTTCAACCAATAAAAGTTGGGCCAGCTAGCGAAAATATTGGCGCAAATAAAATTGGTGGCAATTTTGTTAAAGGAAATGGAGGACCAATTCGTGTCACGTTACCAACAATTGATGAAATAAGAGGACCAAAAGGACCACAAGTATCGTACGAAGGACGAACTGTCGAAGGTCAAAAAGGTAGTAAAGGACCAGTTATCGGTAAAACTGAAAAGAGAAAACCAGAATCATTTAAGGAACAAGACCCTAAAACATTTGTAAAAAGTTTTAGTAACGTTCCTGCTCCAAAGGTAACTGGAGAAATTCAACAATCAAAAACAGCAAATCGTGGAACAAAAAATACATCAAGATATGGCCCTGCTCAGTCAACTACTGATAAAGCAACTCCAACAAATTTACTTGGAAAATATAAAAAAACACACAAACAAACATTTGAAGAAGATGGTCCAAGAAATATTTATTATGTAGAAGGATTAAAAGGCAGAGATGGTAGTTTGGATGACACACATGTACCTGGACCAACAAAAAGAACTCAAGAAAATGAATATATTGGTCCCGCAAAACGTGAAACAGAAAAAGGTCAATATTTTGACAAAAATGATGTTCCGCAACAAAATATGCGTAATGTTCATAATCAAACAGACAGAAGCGGCTCTGCAATGACAGGAAATAACAAGAAAGGTCAATATTACGATGAAAACGACGTTCCTCAATCAAATATGCGTAATGTTCATAATCAAGCAGACAGAAGTGGTTCTGCAGTGACTGGAAATAACAAGAAAGGTCAGTATTATGATGAAAACGATGTTCCTCAACAAAATATGCGTAATGTTCACAATCAATCAGATAGAACAGGTGCTGCAGTAACAGGTGATAATAAAAAGGGACAGTATTATGATGAAAACGATGTTCCTCAACAAAATATGCGTAATGTTCACAATCAATCAGATAGAACAGGTGCTGCAGTAACAGGTGATAATAAAAAGGGGCAATATTACGATGAAAACGATGTTCCTCAACAAAATATGCGTAACGTTCATAATAAATCAGATAGAACGGGAGCTGCAATGACTGGAGATCATAAGAAGGGACAATATTATGATGAAAATGATGTACCACAAAAGAACATGCGTAACATTCACAACCAATCTGATAGAACAGGAGCTGCGATGACAGGAGATCACAAAAAAGGACAATATTATGATGAAAATGATGTACCACAAAAGAACATGCGTAACATTCACAACCAATCTGATAGAACAGGTGCAGCAATGACTGGAGATCATAAGAAGGGACAATATTATGATGAAAATGACGTACCACAACAAAATATGCGTAATGTTCATAACAAGTCAGATAGAAGTGGATCAGCAATGACAGGTGATTTTAAGAAAGGACAATATTATGACGAAAGCGACGTTCCTAAGCAAAATATGAGAAATATGCATAGTAAAACTGACAGAAATGGAACTGCTATAACAGGAGACTCGCGAAAAGGGCAATATTATGATGAAAATGATGTTCCAAAACAAAACATGAGAAATTTGCATAATAAATCTGATAGAAATGGAACTGCTATAACAGGAGATTCAAGAAAAGGACAATATTATGACGAAAATGATGTTCCAAAACAAAATATGAGAAATTTACATAACAAAACTGACAGAAGTGGAACTGCTATAACAGGAGACTCTAGAAAAGGGCAATATTATGATGAAAACGATGTTCCTGCGCCAACAATGAGAAATTTGCATAATTATAACGATGTGGGAAATGCTAAAAATGCAAATGACGCTTCATATGTAATTAATTACACTGATGCAACTCCCGCGATGACTATGAGAAATACATATAATTATGAAGATACAGGAGCACCAAAACATGCAACAGATGCGTCATACGTAATTAATTACGAAGACGCAACTCCTGCGATGACTATGAGAAATACGTATAATCATAGCGATCCAGGTACAGCACAACATACTACAAATGCCTCATATGTAATTAATTATAGAGATGCAACGCCTGCAGTTACACAAAGAGAAATAACTGGAGAAACCAGTCATACCGGACCTGCAAGAAACAGATTAGATAATCCACGTAAAAGAGATGATGTAAATAACGCACAATTAAATGTTACGAAAGAAATAGTATCTAAAGGAAGAGCACCAACGGTAGTAAAACATAATAAAGGACCAACAACAAAATTCACAAATTATGAATTAAAAACAGAAATAGATGAGTTGGAAAGAGAATATTTTCCAACAGCAAAACATAGACAGTTAGATAGATTTCCTGTGAGCATGTGTAAAAATAAAAATCAAACATATTATAAAAATTATAGAATTAACAATCACGCAATGGAAATATTAGAAGGAAATCCATATGTAAATAACCAAATAAACGCAGTTATCGAGAAAAATTAAATTGTTTTAAGTTTTTTTGACTTTTTTGACTTTTTTGATTTTTTGTGGAACATCTTCATTACATTCATCACAAACGTCATCACAATTGTCATTATCGCAATTGTCACTAATATCTTCACTATCATTTATATTATTATTTTTAATAGGTTTAGAAGCAGATTCTACACCTATTTTTTCTAGCTTGTCAAAATATTTCTGAGGTACAGGTGTAAATAAATATTGAAAACCTTGTAAAAATGCATCACATATATCATCCTTTTTTTTATATTCATTTAAAATATCTTCATCATGTTTATCGATAAGAGCACGACAATATTTAACTCCAAGAGATTTAGTTAACTTATACACATTTGCTTTTTCCTTTGTTTTTTCAGATGTCATCAAATTATTTGTATTTTTTGAATTTACTTTTAATTTATTTGACGGAGATACAAATCTGACTTCAGTTATTTTACTTTCGTTTTTTTTATCAACCATTCCTCTTAAAATAAAATAAAAATATAAAAATGAAGATAATGTTTTCATTTTAGGATTTTTAAACGTCGGTTGATTTTCAATTAAAACTTCAGAAATATCTCCCAAATCTTCAAATATAGTATCTAATTTAGCTGCTAATTTTTCTGCAATATCTTGAATGGGTTGTTTTTTGCAAGTTACAACGGACACTCTTTTTGATGCCACTTTTTTTACAAACGACTTTCCTTTTTTTTCGTAATGTTCATCGCACCAACAAAACGAAGTTCCTGTTAATATCATACTAGGTTTGTTAGTACATAATATGCACGAGTCTGGATACACTGGCTGTTGTTTTTTTGATTTTGGTAACGGATCCATTATTTCAGCAATAGTTGGCATTATTTTTTCTTTATGTTTTGTACAAGAAAATGCATTATCGCAATAATTTGTATTATTTTCAAATAATGGTATTTTGTCTTTGTGATATATACAACATTTTGCAACTTCTTGACAATTATTTCCAGTTCGCAACATAAACTGACATTTTTGTTGACCTTCGTTTAAATCAATAATACCCCATTTTAAAATAGAAAACGTGGATTTTTCTTCATCTTTTTGTATTACACAATACGCTAAATTTTTTATCCCAACATCCCATGATAAAATTGTTTTCATTTGCCTTTTTATAGTATTATACTTTATTTTTTTATTGTTATTATTTCTTCGCTGTCATGCGTTCCCAAAGACGAATCTCCAAATTCTACTAAATTAAAATGTGTCTCAGATCCAATACTTTGACCATCAAATATCTCGGATGGTGCTTTATTATTAGTTATTGATATTAAATCACTACAAGATTCACTAGTTCCATTATTATGATCACTTGATGATGCTGAAGAAATTGTTGGCAATATTTGTTGTTTTGATTTGTTTTTATATTGTTTTATCTTATTTATTTTTTCTAATTTTTTTAGCAGTTTATCAAATATTTGATCATTTTTCGTTATTTTATTATTAGTGACATCCTCTAATGCTCCCATTACTTCATGCATTTGTTCAGTATCCATAATTATTAACAATATAAAAAATTGATAAAAAAACACATACGATGAATATGTATGCACATATAAACATATTATATTGAATTGCACAAAATGATAAAAAATTATGCAGGAGTTCACTTAAACAAATCAAAAATAAATTTGGGTATAGATGCAGCAGAAAAAATAACAAGTGATTTAAGTGACAAGCTGGGATTCGATAAACTTCCAGAAGAAGTAATTATTTCAACAATGACATTAACATGCAAATTAGATGTGAATTTTAATTGCAGAAATATTGCAAGATTTGTAGATATAACGTATGATGGAATATTAAGCGTCAAATGTGGAAATGATGAAGACTCGCAAACCAATAGATCATTATTACCAAAAAAACAAAAAACAGGAAAAAAAAAGAAAAATAAAAAAGTGTTTTACAATCAGGTATCATTGTACGTAATGGTAAAAGGGAAAGATAAAAAACCAGTAAGCGTTAAATTATTTTTAAATGGATCTATTCAAATGACAGGATGTAAAATAATTCAACATGCAACAGAAGCAATAACAAAAATATTTAACGAACTTAAAAAAATAAAGGCAACTGTTGTAATAGACAATTACCAATTAAAAGTTATTGAACATCCATTTACTTCAAATAAAAATCAGCAAAATGATATTCAAAGTAAAGACATGTTAGATATTAAGCATGTGGAAAATATTAACGTGTCAATGATAAATAGCAACTTCACTATTAATTTTAAAATTGATAGAAGTAAGTTGCACCTTTTAATGTTATCTGAAAATTATGAAGTAACCTATGATCCTGAAAAACATGCATGTGTCGATATTAAATTCGAACATGCAGACAAACAATACATATCAATTTTTGTATTTGAAGGGGGTGCTGTTATAATTACAGGGGTAAAAAATTGCTATCAAATTGTTGACGCGTATAACTTTATAAACAAATATTTACTATTGAATTATAATAAAATAATAAAAAATGACAACGAAACTATTTCAAATATCATAAAATATCTCAATAAAGAAAATATTAGCGAGAAAGTAAATACTAAATTTATGAATGACGAATCTGTTACTCCTCAAGCTTGTGATTTTCAAGATTGCAGTGATGTAGAATTAGAAAATGATTCTGCTAATGAATGTTCAGATGTGGATAGTGAATTGGTTGAGGTAGAAAAAATAATGTCTGATTTATATTTTTAATTTTATTTATTTATTTAGTTAATGATATTAATAATTATGATAAATTATTTTAAGCTTTTTTTAGGATTTTGTGATGGATCTCTATATTTTTCTTCCACAATTGGAGCAAGCTGAATTAATGGTGGTAATTTAATAACATACTCTTTTGTACATAATAACTTATTGTTTCTAAATTCTTCAATGCTTAGCGGACCACCAAATTTTGATAACGCAAATTTATCGTGTGTGTCGTGAATTGTAAATTTTTCACCATATATTTTTATACACAGTTGCTTAATTAACGATTCACGTATACTAACCCTACAGTCTTTTAGTTCTGAATTAAATTTCAGCGCGCAGTTATACGTACAAAAACATCCAAATACATGAAATTTGCCACTATTATATCTTTCGGGTATGAAACATGGCGCTGTATCAAATGTACATGAACAGTACCAACATGCAATATCTGTATGTTCGTCTACAAGTTGTTTTCCATCAACGCAACTAAACAAATTTAAGTCCATCATATGCCGATCTTTATTTTTTATGAAAATTGGAATATTATCATATGATGAAGTTTTTTGTGTTGCTAATTGAGATTTTAATTTATTTATTATGACATCTCTTTTTTGAAGTTCAAACAATAAATGTTCTACATTGCAATCTGATTCATGCGAATTATCTCCTTCACTTTCTGTTAAAGATTCGATTAATTTTATTGAATTTGCGTTTGCAGCTTGTTCTGTTCCTGTTTCACTTTCATCTTTCATGGTAAATAAATTTTTATCACTTGAATTTCCATCGTTATCATATAATGGTATGTGTAATATTAATTGCTCTTCTTCTTGATCTTTATTAGAACTGGATAATTTGGAAGTTAATTTTTGTTTTGGCTTAACATCATTTTTTTTAGGTCTACCTCTTTTACGCTGTTGTACATTTTGCGTTGCGGGTTTATCGGTTTCATTTTCGGAATCATTATTTTCTTTGTTTTTTTTAGGCATGATGATAGCTTGTATTATACATTTCTTTAAGCATGTACTGTATTTAACATAAGTAAAGACAATATCAATTTTTTTATCAAAGTATTAAATATAATATAGCTATTAAATGGATAAGCAAATCTTGGTTAATTATTTAAACTTATGCAAAATGAACGATATAAGTTATATAAAAAATATATCGAAAGATCTTGAAAGTGGAATGTCTGAACAACAAGCTGCATCAAAGTACAATATATCACTAAAAAAAGTAAACAGCGTTAATAATATTAGAAAAATATCTGGAAATGTTAAATATGCAAATCCACTTGAAGATATATATTCAACATATAAAAGCTCAAAACAAAAAGGCGGAGCGAAATCTGATCAAGAATTAGCTGCAGAAGCGGCTGCGGCTGCGGTTGCGTTACAAAATTCTCAACAACAACAACAACAACAACAACAACAACAACAACAACAACAACAACAAGTTGCTAATCCAGCAACTGTCGAACAGCAACGAGATTATGAAGATATAAAAGTATTACAAAATAAATATGACACGATGGTTAAATCAGGAACAGATGTTGGATCGTTTGTTGATCTTACACGACAATATCAACTGTTGGTTGATAAATTTGTAAAAAAAAACTTAGAAATACAACAACTTGCTGCCACTAATGGATTACTTGCATCAAACGAAAAACATAAAACTGATTTATTACAATTGACCCATAACAATTTACTTGAAAAACATAAAACGTTAACTGAAATGCACAACAGATTAATGAGTAATGCAGATGAAATGTCTAATTCATTGCGCGCAATACAATTTACTGATAATAACACTGATAAGGAATTACGTGATATTATCACAAAAATTCAACAAACAAATAACGAGCAAAGACATAAAATTGATGCTTTATCGCAACAGAATTTAGAATTAACAAAAAATACTGACGTGGTATCAGGGCTACATGAGCAAATAGTAGCACAACAAGTTTCATTCGGAGAAAAACAAAATCAAGATAAATTGGAATCTGTCGCAAAAGAAACAGAATTTAATAAACAACTCGCAGAAATACAAGGACAATATGAAACCGTTAAACTAGAAAATAATAAATTAACGGAACAAAATAATGCGTTACAACAATCTGTAGCATCAATGGGACAACAACAACCAGCACAACAACTACAACAACAACAACAATCACAACCACAACAATTAGGAGGAGCGGTGCATACTGAAACAGGACCATGCCCATGTTGCGATTGTGCACGAGATGGATATAAATTTACAGAATCAGCAAATCAAAAATGCATGTAATTGCATTTTAATTTAAATAATCAACAAGTAGTAATAAATAATAAATAATCAACAATCAATTAAGTTAGTTGATTAATTCTACTTACCCAACTGTATGTTCATTTGGGTATTTTTTCTAGGTCGTCCTCTTTTTGAACTTCCGTTGCTAGTTTTTCCGAGCGAAATTGCTTCGAACGTTATTTCTTCCTCAGATTTCGATTTTTTTGAGCGCTTATTTGAAGATGTTTTTTTAAGTTCTCTGTCGCTTTGTCTAATTTCATCACTATCAACACTTAACGCACTTGACGAGCTGGAGCTAGATGTGGACTGTTTTGTATCCATCATTGGACTTAATAGAGCCTCTATAGATTTTTTAGATCTAATTGACACGGATGATGAAGATGACGCAGATGATACGGATGCTGTACTTGATCTGGATGCATTAGATGATTTGGATGCATTGGATGATCTGGATGATTTTGATGATTTGGATGCTTTTGAAGAAGCAGATGATTCAGTATCCTTAGAAACTTTTTTGGGTACTGTTTTAATAGTGGGTACTGTTTTAATAGTGGGTGCTGTTTTAATAATGGTTTCTGATTTTTTTAGTTCTCTTGGAGGTCTTCCCAAAGGTGGCTTTGTATTGTTCGTATTATTTGTGTTTTTTTCATTTTCAAGTTCTTGTAATTTATGTTGGGCTTTCATCAATACGTTGTGCTTATGAAGTTCTTTATTATATTCAGTTAATTTGTTTAGTTTGTTTTCGACAACGTTATTATCTTCAGATCTGGGAGATATTGCGGTATCTGTTAATACTAAATCATTGTTAAATTTGTTTAATCCTCCATTTTTTGCCATTTCCATTGCGCGTAAATATTCTTGCTTACTATTATTTACGTGATTTAAATCACTTGCTTTTTTAAAGGCAACATCATGTTCTGCATCTGCTTGTTTGGTTAGAGCTTCTTGATTTTTTCGTCCGGTGCTCATTGTTGATTGATCAGATCCTTCGTGTAGTTCAACATGTTCTTCGTTATCATCAGATCTATTTCTATTTCTATTTCTTAATCTTCTAACTTCGCCTTCATCTTCTTCAAGTTCTCTGGATGCCTTAGATGTTCCTTTGAACATTTGAATTTGTACAGCACTTCCAGACAACATGAGAAACAATTTTAATTCCGGTGCCATTTTTTTACCAGGAGTTGAATATTTTTCAAATATGTCACCTAACACACTGTAGTAATCTTTAATGTTATGTGTAACATTTTTTGACCATTGCTGTTCAAATTTTATATCAAACGGGTTAGAATTGTCGTTTAGTAGTTCGACTCCCTTAACTATGCCTATCATCATATTACTCATCCATGTAATTGATTCTTTTTTTGCTTTAATATTGTGATGTAAATCATGCTCAAATTTCATAGTTTTGAAATCACTATCCATATCATAATTTTGAGATATTTTGACACCTTGTTGCTTTAATTCGCCAAGCTTTCTTATCATATTCATTTTAGCGACTTCCATATCATCTTTAGTCCATGTTGATGGATCATCTTGATCATATGTAGTTTTTGCATATTCTGTTTCAGATTCTTTATAGTGATGATTATCGTCTGATTTATAACTACTATATTTGTCGTCATGATCAGAATGTTGCGATTCGTAAATTTTTGGAGGAACTTTATCAGATTTGTTGTTTTTATATTTATCAAAATCGTCATCTAATGGAGGTTCTTCTTCATCTTCTTCTCGATGATTATGATGATCTGGCTGATATTCAACACGATCGCTGGTATTTACTAACGTTTGCTTATTCGCAAACATTTCTGGAAACATATCAGTGCTTGCAGTACTGTGACCTCTTCCAGAAATTCCGTTTTTCATTTCGTCATTGACAAGATCGGGTTGTTTATTAAAAATGCTTGACATACTGGTATTATACAATTCTTTTAGAAAGTAATCTATACCATTAAAGCGCATGAAATCTTTATCTGGTTTAATAAAATATTTTATATGATTTAAAATATTTATAATTGCTAAATGTGTTAAATGTGGTAAATATACAATTTATCTGTTTTTTTATTAACATTTAATATTTTTTGTTTATTTTTTTGTTTGTTTAATATTGTTTAAATATTTTTTACCTTCCTCGATTCCTATATTAAACAAATCCATCTTAACTTTGTCAGATACCCCGATTCCAGATACGTTAACTGATGGACACGTAACCAATATTGTTTGATTTTCATATTGTCTAAAGCATCCAAAAACTGCTCCTTCCATAAGACAGTCAACCAAAGAAAAGAAAAAATCTTCCATATTTTTCGGATTAGGTCTATAAGGTGTTGTTGATTTTAATAATATACCCAATGTCCTATCCAAGTCGTCGTTAAATATTCCTATCGGATAATTTTCAATACATCCTCCATCCACAAACATTTTACCGTCATGTTCTATTGGAGGAAAAATTATTGGCAATGCACAACTCATCAACGCTGCTTTAACTATTGGCATATTTGGACTTAATTTATGAGAAAAATAATATATTTCTCCATCATTTAAACATGCGGAATTAACATTAATTTCTATTTTCGACATATCATACAATTGTTTGAACGTTATAGTTTCGTCAATATTTTTATCTTTTAGTAATTTACATAATATACATTTAATTCCTGCTCCATCATCGAGTGAAAAATTTTTTAATAATTTCACAGGATCTATTTTTATCATTGCATCGATATTAATTAGAGAAAATATTTCATATAAATTACTGAACGAATATCCTGCACAATATAAAATTCCTATCAATGCTCCTATTGATGTTGCTGCTATTTTATTTATATATTTTAAATGTCCGGCTTCAGATAATATTTTTAATGTTCCGAGTTCCGCTATACCTTTTATTCCTCCTCCACTGATAACCAAATTTGTTATATATCGATGCTTATTGCGTTTATATTTTCCCAATATTTCGCTTATTTTTTCATCTATCATATTATTTACGCTCGCCATATTTCAAATAAATATTTTTTTTACTGATATTATAAACAAACAAGTTTATTAAGTATAATATAACTCATGTCAAGAAAAAGTATAAAGAGATTTAATATAGAAAGTTTATTTCCATCGGATAATAAAGCATACACTGGAGGAAAATTGGATATGAATACGCTATTTGGAAATGATAATAGCGAATCAACGTACGATTTTGATTCAAGTATATTACTAAAAAATATACACAAAAAAAGAAAAAAAGTGGAGACTACTCATAATGAAATATTTAGAATTTGTTGTGAAACAATTCAGAATGCAAGCGATGCTGGGCAAACATCTATGTATCATTCTGTTCCCAATGTTGCAGTTGATTGTCCAGAATATAATCCACGAAAATGTGCGGAGCATATTATAGAAAAATTAAAAACTAAATATATTGTTGCCATAATTATTGATGATAATAAAATGTATATTTCATGGGATGATATTGAAGAAAAAATAAATGCAGATGCATCTGACTGTAATAAATAAATTATGTAACAATGAATTATTTTTTCATAAACATGTCAACAAATACAATTATGAATATTCCTATCAATATTAATATTAATAAATCTTTTAACTCTGGTGTATTTATATTAAATAATCCAGGTTTAGATATCGATGTTGATGAGTTTGCAATATGTATATCATGACTGTCGTCGTTATTATGACTATCATTATTACTATTGTTATGTGCATTGTTATGTGCATTGTTATGTGCATTATAATTATCATGAGTAGTTTGGTTATATTGATTTTTTATTTTATTATCAACCATTGAATTGACCATTTTTGATAACAAGTCTTGACATTGGGCACAATTTGATGTATGATCCATGATACGTTTATCATCATTTTTATATTTTTTAATGTGCGACGAATTCCGTTTAAATTGTTTTTTTTGTTTTGGTGATAAAGATGTATAATTGCTAGATAGATCACTCATAGAGTCACTCGCCATCGTTAGCGCAAAATCATTTTCTGAAAATGGGTTTGGCGAACTTGATTTAAAATCTGTAGTGTCAGACAGTAAACTTTTTTGAAATGTATATGTATCTAATGTACTATCATCACTAGATAGATTGTTATCACTTAAATGATATTTATTTGCCTTATTTGCACGACGTTTTTTATGCGTTTTAATTATATTTGTTGTATCGCTATCTGTAAACACAGAATCTGACCCCAACGTTGACGTATCATCGTCTGTTGGATTTTTATGTTTATGGAGATCACTAATTTTTGTTCCGTTCATATCAATTTTTTTTAATGATTTTGGAAGAAGTGTATTTATTTCACCGTATTCGATATTTGCTCCCAATTCTGGAGGGGTGAATTTCGAATATGCCGGATCCATCAAACATTCAATACCAGTACATGTATTATTTTCATACGATGATCTATTATTGACCGCTTCACTATACATATTTTTTTTATTATTATTTATCTGTCTTGCCATTTTATCTAACTCTGAATTATCTGGAAATGGATTATTTAAGTCATGATATTTATTCATTATTTATAGTTTATTAAATATATTATGTGAATAGAAAATGCAATATGTATTTATCACGTGCTAAAATAAATATATTATGTATACTATAAATATAAATAACTATAATAAATGAATTCACTAAATTCAGTATTATCAAAAATTGACAAAAGCAAAATATCAACTGTATTAAATAACGATTATGTCACTGCAGTATTGACTATCCTTACGATTGTTTATGCATCAATGGCCGCACCAAATTTACCATCTTGGTTTGTAAAATTATTTAGAAGTAATTTGTTTAAAATATTATATTTGACATTATTGCTAATGATACCTATTAAGCAATCTCCGCACGTAGCTATTATTGTCGCCATATTTTTTGTTGCAACATTGAACTTCATAAATAAAAACGACAACATTAAAAAATTGTTCGTTGTTTCAGAATATAAAAATTACATCAATCATAAAACTGCATCGTACGACAATCAATCAAATGAAGTTAATGAATCAAATGAAGTTAATGAATTGGGTGAAGTTGCTGAACTAGATGAAATTGTTGAAAATAATGACCAATATAATGATCAAAATAATGACCAATATAATGATCAAAATAATGATCAGCTTGATTATAATGTCAATGAATAATAATCAAACGATAAAATAAATAATAAATAATGAACAATGAATAATAAATAAACAAATATAATGAAATTTATTTGAATTTTTTGTAATACAGTTTTGATAATTCTGTTAACTTATCTTTTTCTTCAATATTAGTTAACATGTGCTCAGGGACATCTCCAAATCCATACACTAACCCAAATAAGCCACCACATATAGCACCCACTGTATTACTGTCACTAGGATTTAAAATTGCATAAAATACCACTTTTTCCCATATTCCGTCACAATCAAGTAATGCATCATATGCAATTATAGCAGCCGCAAATCCGGAAACGCCTATCCCTCCAGCTCGAGTGCCTTTCACGAAATTTTCGTAATAATATTTTGTTCTAAATATTAAATTACTTGTTGATCTTGTTTTTATTGGCTTGTCATCAATAAATCGTGTATCAACATATTTTTTCCAATATCTCACATAATCCATATAACTAAAATTCAGTTGGCTATCACTTATATCGATATGTTTTGTAATTTGTTCAGATTCTAATATATTTAACATCATTTGCGGCCATTTATATATTTCAACTCCTTGTAATGCCAATGACGCAAAATATGAAACAGTAAATCCTGGCAAGTAACCCAGTGGAGAATTATGAGTTAATGATCCCAACGTTATTGATGTTTCTATTAATTTATTTAGCTCGGATTCTTTATTAAGCATTATTCCAATGGGAATACTTCTTGATGCAACTCCATTTCCTGCAGACAATTCTGTATATTTATCTTGTCTCGCATCATGATCTATAGTAAATTTCAATGCTTGTTTGATTGTTGTATTACCTTCATATCTAAATATTCCATTTTTACTATCCAATGATATCCGTCTAATTGCGTTTATAATAGCATTTTTAACATCAACAATAATTTTTTTGCTTAATTTATTTTTGTTGGTTTTATCATTATATGACGATAATCCTTCTGCAATGGCTATATGATAAATAGAATCGGCAGATATGATCCAATCACTAATGTCTATTCCATTTATTCCTCCTAGATCTATGAATTCATATACAAATTCATTGATCGTTCCTATATCTGCAGGTTTTCCATAATCCAATTTCCAATCAGAATTTTTAAATCCTATTATATCACCGAGCGCATATAGTAAAAACGATGCAGTTATTCTATTTTTAATATTATCATTCATCAATACTTATATAATCAATATACCTATAATTTTAATTTATTAAATATCATTTTTTTGAAGTATAAATAATAAAAAACAACGACAACAAAAAAGTGTGTTACAATCTGACTTAAAAATATATAGCATAAATTTATCTAGATACAATGTTTAACGACAAAGAGCATAAGGATGAAGAAAATGATAAAATTCAGGATATATTAAATAGAATGACAACAAAAAAACCTACTCAAAAAAAACAATCTACAGAGGTTGTGTACGACGACGTAGATTTTGACAACATTGACGATTCAGAAAGAAAAGCATTAAAAGATTTATTTGCAGGCATACCTGACGTATATAAATTAATGGGGGTTACGATGGAAGACAGTCAAGAAGTAATAAGCAAAAAGTGCACCAAAAAACTTGCAGCCTATCGACCAGACAGACACAGTGAAATTGTAAAAAAATATCCAGAAGATCGACGTGAAAAAGAATTAAAAAAGCTTGATATACAATTTAAGTTATTACGTGACGCAGATTCTATTTTACGAGATCCTTCAAAAAGAAAATATTATGATCTAAATAAAAAAACTGCAGATAATAAAAATTTTACCAAACAAAAAGACTCGTTTGATGATTTTATTAAACTTCAAGAATCAAAAATGTCTGAAAGTTCCAAAAAAATAGCTAAGTTAGAATACGAAAATACACAGGCAGTTTTGGATAAAAAACATGGTTTCAATAGAGATGCATTTAATGAAGAAGCGCCAACTGTCGAGGAAACTCTTAATCGTATGCAAGCATATGAAAGAGAGCGTGACGACGATTTTGACGAATTTATTCCAGAAAATAGGTTTGAAGGAAGAAATTTTAATGGTGGTGAAGCGTTCAATAAAATGTTTGTTAAACAAAAACTTAAACAACAAAAAAAACGAAATGGTTCAGGAACAGACAAATCTATTGTAGCATGGGAAGGAATCAGTGCAGCGAATGATGTAGGAATAGGTGGAGAAACTGATTGTGTTGGTATAGATAACGATTACGGAGATTTATACACACAAGATAATTTTGGAACATCACAATTTGCATCAATACTCGATTCTGACAATGGCGAAAATATGTCAGGAAGTTCTGATATCGATAGCGAAGATATTGATTTGGATGAGCATGATGGATTCAAATATGATAAAATGAACGTGAATGATAGATATGACGAATTAATGGCACAAAGACAAATGGAAGATACTAAATACGACGAGCGTGAAATGCACGATAAGGAATCGTGGAAATCGGTATTGGATAATCCATTTAGCATTAGTAATCAGATGGGATCTATGTTGGGTAAAAATGATTTCAGTAAGCTTGACGGACCACGGAAAACTATTAACAAAGATGTTGTTGATGTGTATAAAGAGCTCGTATATGATGACAATAAAAAACGCGACAAAAAACACAGAAGTAAAAAATCTGAACATAAGAAGTCAGATTTGTCTGATAGTGATTCTGTTAAAAAAGAAAGAAGGCGTAGAAAACATAAATCGAAAAAAGATTAAATATGTTAATAATCAATAATCAATAATCAATAATCAATAATCAATAATCAATAATCAATAATCAATAATATTTTAATTAATTTTCTAAATTTAATTAAGTTCTAAAATTTGTCAGCGGAGGAGGATGTAAAGGTGTCGTTGCATTAAGCATGTTTCGTTGTGTGTCAGTCATTATTGGAATTGGATTTGACGAGCGATACAATACATATACTACAGTAACTATGATTACTATAAATAACCACATTTTTAATGCATTGAGCTGAATTGGCCTTTCAGAGTATGCTGGAAATCCTTGAAATATGTTACGTTCATTACGATAAACATTATTGGTATCATCAATATTTTTTATATTGTAGTTCATATTATTAAATTCTTTAATAATTTAATAAGATAATTTAAATAATAAGCACTTAATTAAAATTTGCTTTAATAAATTGTAAAACAGACTCAGCAGTTCTTGGATATGCATTATATGTTGCTTTTGTACCGTTTGGTTTTTTTAATATAATCATTGGATAACCTCCAATATTATCGCTATTGCATCTTTGACCGTTTAATCTACAATTTATGTCAACTAATTCAAGCTGATTTTTTAAATTTTGACTATTGCTGACCACTTGGTTTAATTTCTCCCATTCAGGTTTAAATTCTTTGCAAAATCCACAACCGTCCATATAGTAAAAATATAGCTTATACTTTGATTGTTGGTTTGATTGTTGGTTTGATTGTTGATTTGATTGTTGGTTTGATTGTTGCGCACCACAATTACATGAAGATGGATTGATTGGTCGAGAACAATCACATTGAGGAGTCATTTGTTCTGGTTTTTTATTTTGTTTAGTTTTGTTGTATAAAAAATACATTATGGCTATAACTGCAATACATATCATAACTTTTTTCATATTGTCGCTGGGTTTTTTGATATTATCCATTTTTTGTTTTCTTTAATAATTAATGTTTATAAAATTATTAAGTGCATATTTTTCTGAGGGTATTTTGTTTATTATATTTTAATTTACAGTTGATTAATTATTTTGAAATATACAATGAAATATATGCATTTTTTACGAACACACAATAAACATATAAATAAACATTATATAAAATGTTATTATTTTTTTCCTTAAACATTATATATATACTTAATACATGACAACATTAAGTTTGGAAAAATCTTTAGAACCCTTTTTTGGTAAAGGAAATCATAGCAAATTTGGGGCATTTATGACATCAATATATGGTAAATCCTCAATTAAAAGTTCAATATTGAATGACAGTGTATATGAATCTACACAAGTCCCCAATAGTGACAAATTACAATCAATATATGTTAAAGCTGCATTTTCTGATTTTGTTGTACATACTGCATTAATTCATTCAAAAATTGATTCCAGTAATAAATATCTCAAAGATGTTTTATATGCTCTTATTAATAGTGAATATCGTGTATCTGTCTCTAAAAAAATTCAAAATGTGACACTTGAACACGAAGTTAATTTATTTATACAGTCGGTCAACGTTGCCGTTACTAATTATTTAAAACAAAAATATATTGTAGTCGGTGAAAAATTAAAACAAAAATATACTGTGGCTAACGACATAAATTTACAATTATCTGACATGCCTCGTTCTATTACCTCAAATATTACAGCGGAACCAACCGACGTAAATCGTGATAAAACGCTGCTTAGCGTTAAAGATTATATTTATTCTTATTTAGTGCAAAATTTACATAAACATATTGAAAATTATTATATAACCGGAGATAATGAAGATGTACGCTCATTTATATCAAATGTTTTTGAACAATGGGACAACCTTGATCAAACATCACAACATGTATATAACGATTACGTTAAGCTATTTTATTTAAATAATGATAAGTGGGAGGAAGTTGATAATGCGAGTGAATTTATGAGTAAGTACACCGAAGATTACAACAAATTAAGAATAAATTTTAATAAAAGTATTGGTAGTATTTTAGTTGATCGCATATTTCCAGAAGTTAAAATGAATGTTAATGGTATCAAGTACAGTGATGGACAGATTGATATTGGTAGTCCACATTCTATTCGACAATTATATAACGATGTGTTTAATATGCCTATTTCTGAATTAAATAACACTGATTCGTTATATCCTGGATTAAGAGATGATGATCATGCACGAACTATCGACGAACTAATCAAAGGATTACCAGGCCCTGAAAATTATAAAGATGTAGCACGAAGCGCTGCACATGAAGAACCTGAAAAGTCAAACGAACAAGTCAAACATATGTCCCTAAAAACAATGTGGGACAATTTAAAAACATTGGGACCCAATAAACCAGATCAACCCACAATACCAACCGCCGCAAAAGATGCAAAAGATGCAAAAGATGCAAAAGATGCAAAAGATGTAGAAGATGCAGAAGATGCAGAAGAGACCGCTAAATATTTACAAGAACCATTTGAAGACGACATGGATTCAGATGAAGATGATAAATATAAAAACGATAAATTTGAAGATGAAGATGTAGATAATGGTCCAACTGCGGCAGCTGCTGCTACCGCACCTACGCTACCGGACAAACAACCTGCTAAAGTGGCTTCACCATTTGGTTTATTTAATAGACCACCAGCTGCTGCAGCAACCGCATCTACATTACCAAACAAACAACCTGCTAAAGTGGCTTCACCATTTGGTTTATTTAATAGACCCGAAACTGCACCACCAGCTACTGCAGCTGCCGCCCCAGCTACTGAAAATAGAACGCCATTTAGATTACCTAGTCAACCTGTAGATACAGCTGGAGCCGTATCAGCAGCCGCTGCACCAGCCGCAACAAAACGTTCGACTGGGTTAGCTGGGCTACTTGATCAATTTGATAGTGACGATGAAGATCAAGATCTACTTGCCGAGATAGACGCTCGTGAAAAAACTACCGCTAAACCTAAAAGTTGGAATTTTGATGGTAAAGGCGAAGATCAAGATCAACCTGTCAAAGTAGTTACCAGTGGAAAAACTATTACTAAACCTGGACGTAACGGATATTCTGTTGAACAACCTGGTCTCAATGGGTATCCTATCACAGATAAAAATCATGACGGAATTAAAACTGTTCGCGAGCCATTTATGCATAAAGAAATGTTTGATCGTAGATCAGGAGCTACACTATCGACAAGACTTCCAATAGATACAAGAGGTAAAAAAGTTACATTCGCAACAGAAGAAGATTTTTCAAAAGCCTCATCTTCTGACGAATCACAAAATCCAATGGATTTTTTCAGATCAATTCTTGGACCACAATTTCAAGAGCAACATCCACATTTTCAAGAACAACGACCACAACGCCGAACATCAGAAAAAAAAGATATGCCAAAATCTTTGCCAGAAAATACACCCATTTTCAAAATTCAACCAATTAAAAATATAACACAGCGAGTTAAAACTGCATATCCAGGAGACGTATTACGTGAAGAATTTATTAATCGTGAGTATACATTGTCTAGTAATTATTCAAGATTAGCTCCAGTTAATGACTCAAGCACTTGTCAACAAAATGCATTAAACGCAGAAGATGAACGAACATGTAGAGAAATCTTTGATAGATTGAGTGATGTTGTATATGTTATTGAAACGGTTCCAGAATTATTAAGCAAATATCCAAATTTATTTAACGTACAAGGATTAGCGAATGTACCTATTAATGATATAACCAACTTATTAGACAATTACTATTTTGAAAAGGTTAATGATAAATACGAATCAGTTATTAACTGGAATAATAGACCTATTGATGCGAATCATGGTAAAGATCTTAAAAAATTAGTAAAAAATAATGAACAGTTCAAAATATATTTGGCAAAATTAGTTAATGTTGCTAATAGCTCGATACAAAAAGGTATAACCAAAGGCAAAATGACAAGAAACGACATTGCAATCAGAGGAGCATCATTGCGAAATCTTTCTACTCAATATAAATTAGCATCAAATGTTCCAGCAAATCCAGCAAATTTATTTGAAATGTTAGCGCTTGAACCAAATAAAATACATACATCGAATTTTAATAGTTCTCCAATGACAATGGCCGGTGGAAATTTGAACGCAATCGAACAAAAAGTAAATAGAAAACTTATGGGTTACGATTTAAGTAGTGATATGCTACTTGCATTATTGAAATCAGCAACTGGTGATTTAAAACGAGTGAATTTAAAACTAGATGACGAAGACGAAGAACATTTACTTGATGCTGTCGATAAAATTACTAAATTAGAATATCGTATTATCGATTATTATAAAAAATTAAAAATTCTTGTAGAATTGTATGACTTTTACACTGACATAGTAGGAAAACCACCAACAGATGATATTAAAAATATTCGGTTGGATAAAGTAGAGGAAAAAGAGCAAGCGATGCATGCATTAAAAACGCAAATAATTAGTTTGAATGGATGTATTAACAATAATACAAAAAGTGCACAGGATTCATGTTCTAAAATTTTAGGCAAAATTTCACAAATTTACGATAACGCATTAACAATTAATTATGGAGAAGATTTAGTATAAATTTAACCAAATCTAATTAATTTATCTATTTTGACAATTATTAAACGCATATTATCATAAAAATTCTACTTTTATGGTAAAAAAAATATTTTGTGTATAACATTATAAAATTTATTATAAAGTTTGTTATAAAGTTAAATGCCGATACCAAGATCATTATATTTTCATATTATATATTAATTAATTCACATCTTAATTTATAATATAATATGACTGGAGCAATAATACAATTAATAGCACATGGTAGAGACAATGTATATTTAACACATGATCCTCAAATAACATTTTTTAAAGTAATATATAGACGACATACAAATTTCACTAAAGAGCAAATTCCTCAGTCGTTCATTAAACAACCAAATTTTGGCAAAAAAGGATCATCAATTATATCAAAAAGAGCTGATTTACTTGGAGGAATACAAATAGTCACAACGTTGCCCAAAATTCAAACGACGTCTGATGAAAAAGCAAAATTTGCATGGGTTAAACGAGTTGGTTTTGCACTGATTAAATCTGTTGAAATTGAAATTGGTGGAAAAATTATTGATAGACATTATGGAGAGTGGTTAAACATATGGTCTGAGTTAACTGGGAAAATCAACGGTAATCATAAATCTGGAATGAAAAAATTAATTGGTGATGTTCCTGAGCTAACTGAATTTACTAGTTCAAAAAATGAGTATACTTTATACATACCACTTCAATTTTGGTTTTGTAAAAATTCTGGGAATGCGCTTCCATTGATAAGTTTGCAATATTCTGACGTAAAAATAAATGTGGAATTTGAAGATGCATCAAAATGTTATATGTTAAGTCCAACACATTACATTAAATGTAGAGACGATATCGTAAATTTTACCCCGTTTGAATATATTGAACAAAACATTGACGGAACCATTGCAGCTGGAATTTTTATCGAATATGACATCAACTTTAAACGACTGTATTATTATAAATTAACAAGCACAAAATTAGCAAGCGTTCCTGTGGCTAGTGACTTTAATACATCTGCATCAAATTCAGTAGCAATTACTGCTTTGTTAGCAAGTTCCCAAGGATTAAAATATTCCATAATTGGAAAAACATCTGGTTATTCAACGTTTGCAGAATTCAATAACACCACAACAACTCACTCAGTTGCTAAAATTAGAAATTTAAGCATGACACAATGTTATTTGCTTGTTGATTATTATTATCTGGATGAAGAAGAGAGATATAAGTTTTCACAATCAAAACATGATTATTTAATAGATCAACTATATTACACGCCTGATATTGAAATAGAAAATGCCAATTT